TAGATCTAGGTAAGCAAGAAGACTTCACCGTGGCCACGTTTATGAATGCACAAGGTAAAGTGATTGACATCTATAGAGCCAATGCACAAGAGTGGACTACAATGACAAGAGAGATCATTACAAGAGTAAAGCGTTACAACGCCACAGTAATGATAGAGGTCAACTCCATAGGTGATGTTATTTATGAGCAAGTCAAACAACAATGGGCTGATACACATCCCTTTATGACTACAAGTAAATCCAAGAATGAAATCATTGAAGGCTTAATACTTGACATGAACGAGGACACCATTGGTATACCGGATGCTACTACATTTGCACCGCTTCTAAGCGAGCTCGAAGTGTTTACGTATGAATATAATCCGAAGACCCGTAACATCAGGTACGGCCATCCAAGTGGGTTACACGATGACTGTGTGATCTCACTGGCAATTGCAAACTACAACCGTAAGCAAAACAAAACACTGGGTACATATGCTGTCATGGGCCGCGGTAATTCATATTAACTATAATTTATATTTCTAAGTAGATGGTCACAATTAATATTAACAATCACAAGTATAAGATCCCCGAAAGACTTACAGTGGAGCAATACCATGCAGCACTACAGTTTGACTGGGAAGATCCTAAATACTATCCAATGATAGTGTCACAATTAACTGGCGCACCAATAGCCTTATTGACTAAGGCGAACGAAGAGGCAATGACCCTGGCAATCGCAATGATTGTGAAGTCAATGAATGATAGACAGGAGTGTAAGACACTGGACCTAGAGTCACTAACATTTGGTGAGTTCGTAGATCTAGATGTATACTTAGCCTTAGGGTTAGACAAACACTTCTTAGATATAGTAGGCTTAATAGCACCGGATGCCAAGTGGGCTGACGAGGCTATGTGGGCCATAGATAAGTTTGCACAATTCCGTACATACACTTATAGACAATATAAAGTCTTGTTCGGACTTACTGATAAGGACCTAGACGAAGCCCAGATCAATGGAGACACAGAGGTCAAGGACAAGCTATCGATAGCCCGCTCATGGTACAAGGTGATTGTATCGCTGGCACATGATAACATATTACATATAGACCATGTCACAGAGCAACCACTAAAGAAAGTACTCAACTTCATGGCCTTACAAAAGGAAAAGGTAATGGAAGAGAATGAACAGAAATTAAAACAAAGAAGACAATATGACTTACAAAGAACTCGTAGATAGTATTAAGGCTACGGTCGATAGACACTATATCCTACAAGACTTCGGGTATGGAGCACTCACAGACATTAAGACTGTAGATGAGGGTACCAGAGTAAACTACCCATACGCATTCCTTAATCCTACACAGTCAACTAGAACAGGACAAACAGTTACTTACAGGTTTAACCTCATAGTAATGGATGTAGCACAAGAGGACCCGACTAATGGGTTTGCAGACTACCTAAAGGTACAGTCTGATTGCCAACAGTACATCGATGATATACTGGCTAACCTAAGATTCTCTAAGCCATATCAGGACTTTGACCTAACACTAAATGTAAACCTAACACCATTTAAAGAGAGATTCCAAGATACAGTAGCGGGCATGACAGCAACCCTAGAGATGGAATTGCCGTTAGCACTTAATGATTGTATCACACCGATTGCAGAGAATGTGGTCATGATTGGTGGGTTTGCTCCGGGTGCCTATGCAGAACCAGATCCTGTTGGTCAAGTCATTAGTCAAATCCCACCTACTTACGATCCACAAGGCCTGTTTCAAACATGCTTTTATACTGGAGCATTCTTAGAGAGTGGTAAGACTTTTGAAATAATTGCTAGTGGTACTGCTAGAGCTCTAGAGGCTAAGCCTATCACACAGCCACCGTCAGTTAATCTTGCAGGCATTAACATGACACCGTGTACATTTGCAAATGATGTAACATTTATTAGAGAATATGCAGCTGATAGCACAGGGTGGCCAGAGAATCAAGTGACTACTGCAGAGTTTAAGTGGGAAGCCACTTATAGATTTACAACACAACCTACAGGTGCAGATCAGAGGATTAATGTGGGCTACGCGTTATACTCAAATGACAATACACGCGACGAATCACAAATGGAATTCATAAACACAGAGATAAAGATCTATGAGTTGTAATATAACAGCAGGCATTAGCACAGGATGTAACGACCAAGTAGGAGGGATCGTAGGTATACACTACTTTCAATGGTACCCAGACTTAGTAGTCGAGAAAGACGCTAACGGTGTAATTATCAGAATCTATAGAGCGAGTCTCCCTGATGCCAACATACTATGGTATTTTATCCAAGCTGACAACAGCATGGGTAGTGTAACAGAGACCTACAACGTTGGAGGTACTGGTAGTATCTTAGGGTTCCATCAGTCAGCCAGCTTCTTTATACCAGAGACTGCTACACCTAGCGCTAATGATCCTACTCAAAATCTAAATGAATTTGTAGAAATGCTAGCTGCACAGAATAACCTAGTCATTGGTATAGAGACACAGGATAACGGGCCAATGGAATCATACTCACGAAAGTGTTTTGTCTTTGGCCTAGAAAGACCTGCGTATTGTGCAAGTGGTAGTAAGGAGTCAGGTATTTCATATACCGATAACAACGGGTATAATCTAGAACTTGCAGCAGACTCTAAGGCACCAATGCAGGAGATCGCCTATATGGCAATGCACTCTAACAATCTAATAGAAAGGTTGTACGTACCTAATGGTGATACCGTATGGACTACAAATACTATTTGGAACTTAGATGATGTTGCCGAATACGAAGGTGCTAATATTACTCTATATGATCCGCCAGGACTACCACTACTAAGACGTAGTCTAATTGCACAACCAGGTGAAACAGTTAGCTATGAAATACTAGTAACAGTAGACTGGTCAGCAGATGCATTTAGTGGTACTACATTCTTACCAGAATTATCACAAAACCCAAGCTCGCTTGGAGTCTATACTCTAGACACTACAGCATACCCGCTACCAACAGCACCAGGAGTTGCAACGCTTAAAGGTAAGAGTACGTTTACAAATAATACTAATGCACCAATTCAAAGTGAACCGGTAGTACTAAGAGGTGCTACACCTAGTGGCATAAACATGAACACACCACCTTTCGTACCCTATCTTCAATTCCTAACAATAACTAGATCAACATGACAGTAGACGAATTCGAATCAGCACTCGGTGACTTTGGGGAAACAATGCAGAACCTTAGTCCGATACTTACACAAATAGGTGGTAGGCTAGTAGACCAGATTAAGGCCGATGCACCAGTAGACTCTGGAGCACTTAGACAATCTATCAAGGCAGTTATAGAGCAAGACTCTCTTAGCATTGAGATGATGTACTATGGTATCTTTCAGAATTACGGAGTAGATGGCATACAGAACGCCCCAGCGCGTGAGGTACCTACATACGGTGTAATACAACCTGCAGCTGGTAGAAGGTTCGGATTCTCAGGTAACTATGATATGATCGGAGGAGATCTAAGCTTCGGTGCAAGAAAGGAAATATATAAGATGGGACTAAAGCCACAACGTTTCTTCGATGTAGATATAATAGCCGGAGCGATAGCAGATGGCGTGGCACAACAACTAACAACAGAATTTTAACTATGGCTTCAACAGTAACAATATCACAATCCCCAGGCGACTACAATCTAGCGTACGGTCCTAACCCTGTTACTCTAAGTAATTTAACTACTGGTGCTACTAAGTATGTACTACAAGTTAGAACAGTAGGTGGTGACATCCTAGCTGATATTAGACAGACAGCTAACGCACAAGGTAAGGCTATCTTTGATATACAAAATATCTTACAGACTTATGTACACGTGTCACCTATTAATACAGAACAATTAGGCTTAGGTAGTATTTCACCTGCTAACTTACAAGATAGTACACAAGAAGTAGAGAGATACGTCTTAAGAATAGGTGATGAAACTAATGGTACTGTAGATCTAGTCACCGCTAGTATGGGTCCATATAACGTAATAGGTGGTAAAAAACCATGGTATGATTTAAATTGGGCAGAAGGCCCTTATCAAGGTGCAATACAAGGAGATGACTCTAACCCTCCATGTACTAATGTATATAGCAATGGTCAACCCTTAACTGATTACACAGAATATATTTTAGGTAGTGAACTAACCACAATGGGTGTAGCAGCTCCTAGTTCAATTGGTATTAATACCAGAGTACAAATACACGATGTATTCCAAGATGACTTACATACTGTTAGTTACTTTAATCCACTATACGTAGGACTACCGACAGCTGCATCACAAGCACAGGGTATCGAAGGTTTTAGAATCACCACTTATGAATCAGATGGATCACTTGTAGATGATGTTATTATACCTAATATAGTAGCTAATGGAGGTGGACCTAATACGGCCTATGGAGGTGGTAACATACCTAATAATAATTCAGCAGTAATTACAGGAGGTTTCGGTCCTCAGAACTTAAGTAACTTTACATACACTGATGGCGTATCAACATATACTTTTACTCTAGATCCAGCAGTCTCATATTACTATGTACAAACAGTAGCCTACACACCAGGTACTTGTTTAGCTACATTTACTGGTTATGCTGATGAATCACTACATTGGGTACAGATGTACAGAATCTATGACCGTGGTGTAGCCTTTAATAACTCAGGGTGTTTAGACTATGATCGTATACAATTCTCATGGTTAAACTCATTTGGCTTTAGAGACTACTATACATTTACTAAAAAGAATGTGAGATCAACTAAGAGACGTGCCAATAATTTCCTAGCTAACACTGCAGACTACAATGCTCAACTGTATAGTACAAGTACAGGCGCACGCGGTTATACAACATACTCACAAGAGATCCAAGAGACTTTTACAGCAGAGACAGGTTATATGTCAGATTCAGATGCAGATTACTTAGAAGGCCTGTTTAACTCACCAGATGTTAGAGTACGTCTGGGACAAAACGGACCACTAGCCTATGAAGCCTACTTCTTTGGTTGTAATGTTACAAGTGCCAGTTGGACTGAGAAGTCATATAAGAAAGATAAACTATTCCAATACGAAA